GGGTCAGTGTTAAAGTCAAATTTGACTAGAAACGGCGTTGACCTTGCGTTTGAAACAAACCTATTATATCTTGACGTGACCAACGCACGAGTAGGTATAGGCACTTCCGAACCCACAACAACACTACACGTAAATGGTAACACTACTATAACTGGTGATTTATCAGTGTCTGGTGCTATATCTTTTGATGCAGGAACTATTAACAGTGTTAATACAGGTGCATTATTAGTTGATGACAACAAAATTACAGGATTAAGATCTAACGAAAATATTGAAATTTCACCTTCAGGATCTGGCAATGTTATATTAGGAAATTTAACATTTCCTTCAACAGATGGCACGGCAAATCAAGTTTTAGCCACAGACGGCAACGGTACTCTAAGTTTTATTACTGTTTCTTTAGACAGTTTGAACACTGGAGGAATTCTTTTTGATGATAATAAAATCACAGGACAACGATCTAATGAAAATATAGAGATCGAAGCATCTGGTACTGGAGTTATCGAAATAAATTCGTCTATTATTCCAAAAACAGATTTATCTATCAGTCTAGGATCACCAAGCAAAAGATTTACAGATGCTTATTTCGGTTCAGGCACAGTGTATATTGGTGATGAATCAATTTCTTCCAGTGATGCAGGACTAGTATTTTCAGCACCGATATCGGTAGAAGGTGGTCTTACACAGATATCAGATGACGACACGGCTATTGTTATCAATGCAACAAAGATTGGCAACTCTGCCACCGCGGTGTCAAATTTTGACACAGAGGATTACGACAGTGCATTATACTACACCACAACACTGGATGAGATAAACAACAAGATAGAAGTTGCGAAGATTTCTTTATGCCATGACACTGCAACTTCTTACTTGGCACAGTCGGGAACTGCTACATCAGACACAAATTCTGTTCATACATACAGCACAGACATTGACAGTGGAACTGTTATATTAAGTCTACTTGGGTCGTCTGCTGTCAACAGTATGACTGCTTACCAATTGGGTTTGGGAGATAACAGCACAGCAGGAACCAGTGGACATACTGCTGTTGTGACACCGAACACTATATCGGGTTCTTCTACAAACAGTATCGATTCCTGGTCTGCTAGTACCTATCGAGCAGTAAAATATTTTGTAAGTGTAAAAAACACAGACACCAACGAAGTTAATAATATGGAGGCAATTGTATTACACGATGGTTCTTCTGCTGATATTGTAAATTACAATATTGTAAAAACAGGCAACGAAGAATTATGCACACTGTCGACAGGATACGACAGCGGTACTGTACACCTATATGCTGTACCAAACAACTCACAAACGTTAAGAATTCAATTGCACAAAATAATTTTATCAGACAGCGAATCGGTTGTTAACTACGACAACGTGTATGTACTACCCACAAAAACAATATCAGGTAGCAGTTACACAACAATAGACACATTTGAAGATACCAAAATTAATGGTGCTGTGTATTTTGTTACTTCAACTAATACCACAGATGGTTTATACACTGCTTCAGAAGTGTATGTAACCACAAACGGAACTCAATCATTCGTTGTGCATGGTCCAGAGTTGGCCATAGGCGGACAGATATATTTTCAAACATCGACGTCAGGAAACAAAGTAAATCTAAAAGCACACACCACAGGATCAGCGGACACTATCATTAATGCCTACAGGATCGGTATGTACAGATTTGAACAAGGGGGAGATTTTGCTCAAACGGTTACGTTGGATACCGCACAGTCTATATCAGGTGCAAAAACATTCACAGCAGGTGTGCTCACAGACACCATACAATCACCAGGCTCTAACGCAGATCTAACCATAGATGCTTCTGGCACAGGTGCTGTGCAGATACTCACACAAAAAGTAATAATGTCTAATTTACCAACATCAGACCCTGGTGTTGCAGGGCAACTGTGGAATAATAGTGGTGTTTTGAACGTTTCTGCTGGTTAATAACCGGTTGACAAATTATTCCTTTTATTGTATATTGTATAAATAATTATGTTGCTATGCAACATATACACACAAACACAAACACAAACAAAAGGAGCCTACAATGGCAAACACACAAAGAAACGCTTATGAAATCAGAGCGGACCTATTAGGACTAGCGAAGAACATCGCCGAGTTCAATTACACAATCAAACAAGCAGAATACGAGACATCAGTGAGAAAAGATGGTGATCAAGTTGTTGCTGAGTTCAAATACCCAGTAGTTACTGCTGAGTCTATCATTGACATTGCAAAGAAATTCAATGAATTCGTAACTGGCAATATGCCAACCAACGAAGCGACTAAAATTTTAATGGAAAACGTACAGAACTACGCGAGCAATGTTAACAAACAACTTGCTGAAAGTATGTCACCAGACGCAATCCAGAAGAACGTGAAGACGTTCCAAGACAACGTGAAGAAAGCCACCGAAGCATTCTTCAACGGTGCCGTTCAGAAGTAAAGAGGATAATTTACATCACTGGGCCTACGTTGAAGTAGGCCCGGAGTGCGACGATATGTGCAAGAGAATGAAAAAAATTTTTAAAGAGTTACACGTCAGTTTTGTAATCACTACACTGTTGAGACACGGTTATGTGGAACTGGCAAAGAGATATGCAAGGAGATATGAATAATGTACCCTTCTAAAGAAAAAAAACAAATACAATTGAAAGCAATCGATTATATTTTTCCCACTGTATTTTTAGGGATCATAATAATCGCCTTGTTTTTGTAAGGAGAAAGACTATGTGGCCCTATAACTACTGCGAATGGAAAACAATAACCTACGGTACTGGTGCTGTGAAACGAGCGAAACAAAAGATCAGAGACAGGATCGTTTTGATAGTGTTGAGCATATTACCTACAATATTACTAGTTTTAGGTTTTATTGGTTTTGTTAAATAGTATTATGTTTATGACTAGCCCATGGGATATATTTCCAACCGCGGAAAAGACAGCAACACCTGTTGATACCATACGTAGTTACAACAATCAGCTAGAACCCAATGCGGGCAATTTCCAAGAATACACATACGAGTTAGAATGGATGGAATGCTCTTGGAAGATAGTACACAAAACCACAGATCTTGTGACTGCTTACTGGTATCCTTGGATTAGATATCCTTCTTCCTCAAACTAATACCCAATGAGAATTTTATCAATATTAGCTGTTCTTGTATTCTTGAATAGTTGTACCACTATCAAAGACTGCGGAGTTCAACCCACAATCACTGTAGATACAAGTAAAGGAAAAACCTCTACAGAATCTAACACAAATAAATCCAACACAGATACTATACCTTCACCTGGCACAATAATTCAAGATATCAGAGAAAATGCTGTGCCTGGCGGACAGGTCAAATGTACTTTTTAACTTTTGAGAATGCCAGCCGCAATTAATTTTTGCTTGTTGGCTTCGTGTGCAGATTCAACCAATTGTTTATTTTGACCATAATAGGCCACAGCGTAGCCTTCGTCACACATCTTTTGATTGATGTTGACTCCATCAATAAAAATTTCGCCTAAAATACGGCCGAATTTGCCTGTTTCTTCACCCTTGTGCGTTTTGATCACTATCTTCTTTGATGATTTCAAATATTCTTTTAGGAAATTTTTGCTGAGTAATCCTCTGACTTTTTCTTCTGCGTTAGAAGTTCTAGATTCTGGTGTATCAATACCAAACAGTCTTACTCTGCTTTTGTACAATATGTCAAAGCCTAAATCAATAATCACGTCAATGGTATCGCCATCCACTATCTTAGTAACTTCTGCTACTCTATAACTGAAATCTGTGGGATCACCTAGTTTTGCCATATATGGTATTTACCATAATATGGTAATATTATACTATGAGGTCTAGTATGGTCTGTAATTTGCCTTTGATACTCTTGTTATTAAGTGTATTTCTCAGTCCTGCGTGTAGATTTTTTGGCCAACACTCAAAGGCACACCAAGCATATGAATTATGCTCTTTGTTTAACTGTGGTAAAAATTCATCTTGCACAGCAATCACATAGGTATTAAAAAAAAATTTTTGATCATTAGACGTGAACAGTTCTAATGGTATAACTTTTTTAAATGTAGGTGTTGTACCTATTTCTTCAACAATTTCTCTTTTTAATCCTTCAAATGCTGATTCTTGAACCCTGTTTTTGCCACCTGCCAACCCCCACATACCATGAGTTTTGCTATCATTTCTCTGTAGGAATAGGAAACGTTTGGTATTAACAGCGTAGAACAATGCTCCTGAGCATATGATATTTTTTTCCATTGTTTAATTATAGCACCAAAATCCACTTGCCTGCAATATAAATGCCTTCATAGCTCTTTACCCAAGCACCGTTGGTGAATTTGTACTGTATGCCAGTATTGGAGTTTGTGATGTATAATTGTGTGCTGTCTGGATCAGTAGCGTCCCATATCACAGACCATTTGCCAGTAGAGCTGTTGTATTCTATGATGTCATTGGTATTAGCAACAAGATCTCCCCAAGCACTAGGATCTACACTGTTACCGGCATCACCGATATTGTTGGTTATAAGATATCTTGTGCCATTTGTGGGTGTTCCAGGATTGAATGTTAATGGATTGATAATTTTGTTAACAGTGCCTGATCCAGCAGTGTACATCGGTGATTCTAGAGGACTGTTAGACGGAATAGTGTCAGTGTCTATTGTGAATAAAAGAATTGTTTCGTCCAACGGAGAAATTGCAATTGTGCCTACCACTTCGTTGCCATTTTCTTGAGTTAATTTAACTTGACTTAATCCATTGGTTATTTTTCCATACTGTGTTAACAGTGCATTCCAGTTGACTGGTTGTCCAAACTGTTCAAACGGATCAAGATTAGACGCCGCGTGTGCTCCAGTATAGTAACCATCGCCACCAGAACCTACATTAATACCTGTACTACCCAACAATCTCAACTGATTGCCTGACAAGAAAACTGAATAATTATTTGGAGTAACATAAGATTTAGATAATAATGTACCGTCTATCAATCCTTTGTTAATACCGCCATCGTCATCATAGATACTCATAATAATTTTTTGTATTACACCCAATTTTGAAACTTTTACTGGAGGTGATAACCATATGGGCATTGAAAAATTCATTGATGCTACATCTATTTCTGTGTCAGCACCTACCGGAATAGTTCTAGAACTAAAGCCGATATCTGGTTGTAACTCTATATAACTTAGACTGGTCCAATCAATATAATTGTCTGATTTTTGTATTTCAAAGTCTGGATTGAATAGATAAAGAATCTGTTCCATTATCTGTAATTTCATATCTGTGTTAGTGGTATAGATGTCTGCTCTCACATTCAATCTAAAAGGAGATGGCATCACTTTTTCTATGGTGTAACCAGCACCCAACGTGTTGTCATACTCTCCAGTGGCATCATTATAATTTCTTTCTTTAAGATGTTGTTTTTCTACATAATAAGGATTCTGCATTCGCTCTCGATCATAGGTTAAACCTGTGATATAACACGCAATCTTTGGTGCAGATTGTAGGAAGTTTTCACTGTTGTTTCTTATAATGTTGGCCACCTGACGAGTCATGTCTCCGTAAACCACTGGCACTTGTCTCAATACTATTTGATCGTCTGCGCCTTTGCCTAGTTCAACAGAAAAGTTACTCAACACTCGCATAAATTGAGTTAAAAATTTTCTTATCTGTCCGTCGTAAAAATGAAGCATTAATTATCCGCTTTGGGTTTTAGAGCATCTGTGAGTGATTGTCTCTGTTCCACTGTTAATCCGTTGATTGTAGCACTGCTACTGTTGTTAATAAATCCTGTTTTAAATGTATTTCTAGTGTTGTTGTTTGTAGTAGTTAGTCGCACAGCATCTTCTACCTTAATCCATCGTGTACCATCGAAACGGAATAATCTGTTAGGTAAGAAATCCAATCGTAGATAGTAATCACCTTTGTTGACATTAGACGTAGGAAAACTGGTTCCAGCACCTGCCACATAACCATTAGGTGGAATACCATCACCATTGTAGTAGAATCCATAATGACTGCTGGCTGGCGTGTCGATGACAGCATTGATTGGTTTGTCAGAAGCAATCGATTCATCTGAGTTTGCACCATCTATTCTCACATTGCCTCGCTCATCTATTGGAGTAACATAAAATTGTTTATAATTGAAACCTGCTTTTGGTGAATCCATTTCTGCTTGATTTAGTATGGCATCATTGATTTCTCTTTCTTTATTGTAAGAACTCATATAACTTGCCACACTGCCTGATGTTGTGGCATCGCCTAGGATGTCTCTGAATTCTTGTGAATCAACCAGTGTTTTTAATTTTAATCTTAATAAATGTGGCCACCAAGATTGTGAAAATCCTTCAGCACTTCTGTTTACGTCTTCTACCACATAAAATCTTTTAAGTGCTATAGGGATAGAAGCATCTAAACT